CCCGCCATAATACGGCGGTTGTCCTCTGCCATTTCTTCCTCGGTCTTCAATACTGTTTCGGCATGACAGCGGCAATGTGGATGCCACCCTGTGAACTTGAACGTTTTCGGGTAAAGCCCTTTCAGTTCATCGCAAATGTCCCTGAACGCAACGCCGTTCAAAGTGTGGTTATTACTCAGCTTGATTTCAATTCCGACAACGAAATCAAGGTCTTGCCAGCGGGTATAGTCTGCCGTGCGATAAGCGATGTTCGTTTCTGTGGCGGCGAGGCGGCGGGCGTTCTTGAATGAAGAACGGTAAACGCCCTGACCGGGATGAAAAGCCGCCGCCCGCTTGGATAGCTGCAAAACCCCGTGTTCATCCCTGACACGTCTGAACAGTTTGTCGGGGAATTTAAGGTATTGCCGCAGTTCTTTTGTCATGTCCTCGGCAGATATGCCGTTTCTCAAACTGACATCAAGCCCGAGTTCTATTTCTTCCTTGAACTGGTTCGTATAGTTCCATACGCGGTCTGATAGGTTCAGCCCGTTTGTCTTTCTCTGAATGAACGCTTCACGGGCTTCATCGTTCGTGGAGAAATAACGGCGGTATTGAGCCTGAGAGAGTTTTCCCACGTTATCCCCGAAGACCTGACGGGCGAGTTCGTTGTTCTTGTTGTTTGATAGCGTCCAAGCGGAGTTTATGCCGTTGACTATCGCCGCCGACAACCCGCTTTTTAGCCCCGACAACAGCTTTTCTATTCTTTTGCGTGTAATTGGATAGTCGCTGAAAGAAAAAAGCCTGTCGGGGTTAAAATCGCTTATGGTCGCACCGATACGTGCGGCTTCCTTGACAGCAGCCTCGTAAATCTGTTCTATGCGTTTGTCAAGGGCTGACAGGTCTTTCAGGTGTTGACGTTCCCATTTATTCAACCTTGCCATTGTTTACCTCCCGTTTGATGAAGTGTTCGCACTGAGGGGCTGAAAGAAAGCGACAGAACTTGCCTCCCGTGTAGAACGGGCAACGGCACATGAACGGTTTCCCGTTTGCTCCTATCTCATGCCAATCATAGCTGTGCCCGCAGTCACGGCATTGAAATTTCGGTTGTTCTTCGGTCTTTGGCGGTTGTCTTCTTCTTGATATAGCCATAATCTCCCCCTTTCTTGTTATTCAGTCATTTCAAGGTTATCGTACATTTCCTCTTCCTTGATTTCTTTTAGCGTCTTGTCAACGTCATCAGATTGCCCGTAACGCTCAATGGATTCACGCTGAGACATAAGAGGCTTGCCACCGTTGGCTGTCATCAGGTTGTTGATGTCATCCTTTTCATCCGATATTGTGAACGGGGTAATGATGATTTCAGCTTTCAGAGCGTCAATGTCGGCGGCGTAGCTTTCCCCGAAGACAATCTTTGCGTAAGCCTTGATAACGTTTATTTCACGGTCGAAGAACTCAATCAGCGGTCCTTTTTCATCGTTGACTTTCAGTTGTGCGTCAATGAACAGTTGTTTCCGGCTCTCTCCTGACAAGGCGACTTGCGACATCTTCTCATAAGACCAATCAGGGAGTTGAAGCATTGTGAAATAGAGGTTTCTCAACTCTGAGACGTGGAATTTCAGGTTCTCAACGGCTTGTTGCCAAGTGACATACTGCGCCGTTGAGCCTTTCGGGTATTGCATGACGGCACGGGCTTCCTTATCAGGACTTTTTTCATCGCCGTAACTTATCGCTTCATCAGCGAAGACACAGAACAGTGGCTTTGAGTTCTCACGGATGTAATTACCGTTACGGCTCAAAGACCATTCAATTTCGTAAACGGTATCTGACGTGAATTCCCAAATCGGGAAAGGACGGCAGGCGTAAATTGCGGGGATTTTCAAAAGCGTTATATCTTCATTCTCAATCTCCTGCCATGAACCGCTTTCAGAAGACCATTTGATGTGCTTGTTTGCCGTGTATGCGTCAAAGAACTTCACGTTCTTTCTCCCTTTCTTCCTTTGATAGCCGACTGACATTGCTATCATGTCGCCGTATTCATCAAAAAGGGGGTATAGGTCATCGCCGAGCATGGGGGAGAACGTGCGACAACGGATTTTCAGGGGGCTTTTCCTTCCGTAAAGCGTGTTGTTCTGTTCAAGGGCGTACCATAACGTCATAATCTCGCAGCCGGCAAAGAACCTGTTCACACGGTCTATGTCAACGCTGTCGATGCGGTTCTTGTCGAGGACGCTTGTGATGAATGTCGCCACTTCTTTCTGTTTGTCGTTCTCAGGCTTGAACACACGCTTGACAGGTATAGCCGTAACCAGTTCTGTCATTCTCTTTGATGCGAGTTTCTGAAAGCCGAGCGCAATGCGGGTCACGGGCTGAATCCCGTCTTCGTTCACGATGTCGGGGTATTTCTGTCTATCCATGACGGGATGAAACTTCGGGTTATACTCCATTTCAAGCCCTTTTCTGCCGCCCCAAACAGGGACGTTCACGGTCTTTTCACTCAGGGCGGCTATCTTCTGTTCTGCCGTCATGTCCGAATTTAAAATTTCTTCGATTGTCATTTTTGATATTTTTTGAATTGAACATTCTGTTTGTTATCTCCGTATCATTTTCGCAATTCTGTTCACGTTGATAGGTTTCGCATACCGAACGGGATAGAACGTGTTAGCCAAAGCGTCAAACTTATCAGGGCTTCGCCCGAGGCGTTCTTTGATGTCTTCTTTCGGCTCAATATAAAGTTTGCCGTTTGACTTTACCGAGAACTTTATTTCCGTGGCTTCTTCGTCAAACTTGTCATCCGGAGGCAGCATGGCTCCCGTGTTGTTTCTTGGATTCAGCCAATCACGGACAGCCCAAAACAGATAAGCACGCATATTGAAGAACTTGTTTTGCCCCGTGATGTCACTCAGTTCACGCCCGTTAGGGGTCTTTGCGCTCTCTGAATACTTGCAACTCAGGATATAATGGGGCTCGTCTTCAAGTTCAACGCAGCGGCTATAAACGCCCGCACCCTCTCCGATTGTGTCAATGCTGACGTAAAGACCGATGTTCTGCCGGCGGGCAACCATGATTTTACCAGCCACTTTCATGTGGTCTGCCACGCCGCCTGAATTGTGTGTGTCAAAGGAAGCCACCCAGTTGTCACGGCGAAGAACATAGCACGTTGCGTCACGCCCCATGCCCGCCACGTCAACACCGAGAATATTGAGGTCAGCCCGAAGCGGTTCACGCCCTTTGGCTTGTTTCCAACGTTCATGCGCTTCTTCAAGCCATTGACGGGGGATAAGCGTGTCTTCATCGACTTTCGGGAACAGACCGAGGACTTTCTTTCTGAACAGGTCTTCCGGACGATACCATTGCCCCTCGAACTCAAAGTCATCCATTTCTGATATGATTTCATCAGGGGATATTTTCTCACACCAATTTTCAAGTTTATCCAACACCCAATCGTAATCAACCTGACCGGGGATAATAATCTTCTTGCTCGCGATATTCGGGGCTGTCAGGCTGTTCAGACGGTATTTGTGCCAACGGTCGCCTTTCTGAGACTTGGCGGCATAACCTACCGTCTTGTTTGGGTTGAAGACAAGAAGGATACGGCTGTCGCCCTGCAGGTTTCCCTCTATGGCGGCAAACGTGTCATCCCCGATACCTGTTGCCTCGGTTACGACAAACATCGTGTGAACCGCATGAAAGCCTGACCACGCTTCATGGTTGTGTTCATCAGCCTTGAAGCCCGTCAGAAACCATTCATCGTTGTTTGTTCTTATGTCATAGGCGTTCAGTTTTCCGATAAGTTCAACGCCACGGGCTTTGGCTCTGTTGAAAAGGCGGCTTATCTCAGGCATCATAATGTTTTTTACTTGACGGTCTGTTGGAGCAGTCAAAGCGACCTTGGTGTTTTCAATAAGTTCAATTTCTCCCAAACTGTTCTTTCTCCAACGAGGTGTGAGATACAAGAAACAGATAGCGGCACAAGCCGCCACGAAGTCTTTTCCACGGGCTGTACCCGATGCAACCGATGTTCGCCTGTTGTATTGAACGCTTGACAGTATTTCTTGCTGTTCTTTGTCAAGGGTCACTCCGAGGGCTTCACGGACAAACCTGTTCCAGTCTGCCCGCCATAGGTTCATCAGTTCAAGACCTTTCTTGCGGAGAATATCTTTATTCTGTTTCTTCATTGAGTTATTTTTTGCTGATTCGCCCTGTGCCGGGCTTTCGTTTTCAAATGGTAACTTTATACGAATGAATGATTTTAGAGCCACATTCGGGCGCAATCGGTGTTATTCTGCTTCGTCCTGCGTTTCGGGTTCATCCAGCAAGCCGCTTTCAATCAGCAGAGAGGCGAAAGATACATTTCCGTTGATGTCTTTCTTTTCGGGAGCGTAAAGACCAAGCAGCTTACGCCGTTCTTCAAGTTGTTTCCTGATTTCGGCGATATATGACGGGTCTCCGAGCATGATAACCTCTGTTTCCGTCCTTTCTGTCTGATATGTCCTGATTGAAGTCTGCCCCGTCTCGTTGTCACGGGCGGGAGAGCCTTTCTGCTTGCGTTGTGTCTTGTTGTAATCAGTCTTTGACTTTTCCCACTGTTCCCATAGTTCCCGGCAGGTTTCGTCAATGCGTTCAAGTTCAAGCGTCAGAGCAGCGTCCATATCTTCAATTCTGTTTTCCCGCCATTCGTCAAGAAGCGTCTGCACGTCTTTGTGAACCGTGGCGAGAGAATAAGAAGACAGTTCAAGCCGCTTCACGACTTCTGATTGAATTTTTCTGAGGCTGTAACCCCGCTTGTACATTCCCGCCACGATTTCGAGACGGGCTTGTTTCAGTTGGTTTCTTTTCTTTTCCTGTGCCTTGCTCATAGTTCTTTTGTCATTGAAAGAAAGTTCAGATAAAAGTCAAGGTTGCAGCTTGACAGTTCGATGTATGTTCGCCCGAACTCAGGAAACGTATGAACGGCAAAGTGGCTCTCGGAAAGCAACCATAAAGCCGTGTAACCTTGTGGGCTGAAATGATGTTCCGTGCAACTCAGAACATTGAAACCCGCTTTACGGAGAAGTTCGTCAAACATTCCCCGCAGTGCTTTCGGGTCGGTCTCTTTGACCCATTGGGCGTGATTCCAGATTTTTGCTTGCATGGTCTTATTCATTTTCAGTTGTTTCACTCTCAGAAGAAGTTTCAGTGGCTTCAAACTGAACCATGTCTTCTTCTGTGTACTCAATTTTCGGGTATTCTTTCTTTATGTCTTTCGGGTTGCCTTTGAAGAACACGAGAATGTGCTGGTGCGTCTTTGCGACCTTTCTTGTCTCCATATACCGGGCGGCTCTCAGGGCTGTTGAAGCGGTTTGTTCAACAAGGATGATTTCATTATACAGAAGAACGCCCGCTTCTTTGAATATCCGCTTGATGTCGCCGCAGAAGTCATAATAAAAGCCCGTCTTCCGGTCACGGACATCGCCCACACAGATAACGGCGAAACGGTTATTTTTCAGACAGCCGACAGCCGCCGTGAAAGCGTTCTTCAATATCTGAATGAAGTCTTCATAGCTGTCCTGATTGCTTGCGTCATTCGGGAGGTCTGAATACTTTTCAAGGTCAAAATATGGGGGACAACTGAACAGCAGGTCTTGGCTCTCGGGGTTGATGTGCTTTGCCACATTCTGACCGTCATCGCAAATATAGCGGGCTGTCATTTCAGCCACACGCTCGTTGTTCAGGCTCGCTTGCTGTTCTCTCAGTTCAATGCCCGTGAATTGGTTGC